CTAAGCGGGGAGGGGGGCTCTTCTGTTGGCGGGCTTCAGACGCCAGAGCTTCATTACGTATTGCCGATGGGCTTCGTCGCGCACGGGCGCTTTCGCCAGTTCACGCTGAAGCCACTCTTCCTTCGTCATCACGGGACAACCTCCACCCGCCGGATACATATTTACACTCAGGCCGCGCGGTAGGCGGCAAACTCCTTGTAGGAGCGGCGGGACTGCTTCGTGAGGTGCCACATGCCGAAGTCGCACTGGTAGACGCGGTTCTCGCGGTCGAAAGCCCGTCGCTGGCCACGGCGGTCGGCGGTCCGGTCTCGCTTGGCCTGGGCTCGGCCGAGCGCCTTCTCCGCTGCTCGCTCGTCGGCGAAGGCGCGCTTGTCGGAGCAGTCACAGCTGTGAAATTCGACGGTCTTCATGGTCTGGCTCCTTCAGTGATTCAGCGGCGCGGTGGTGTGAGGCGCCGGTTACGGATCATCCGCATGTACGTGAGGACGGCGGGGCGCTGGACCCCGAGGTAGTCGGCGAAGTGGCGGGCGGGGTTGACGACACCCTCCGCCTCCGCCTGGGCCAGGCGGGCGGCGAGGCGGACAAGGAAGGCGTCCGTTACTCGCGCTGTGGTGCCGCGCAGGGCAATCAGCTCTGCTATCTCCCCTTCGGTGATGCTTGGGGGGGCGGAGCAGGTCTTCCGGATTGATGTCGGTCATGGGGTGTCCGTCTCTGTGGTCACTTCTGCTGGAACTTGGGGCAGGGGCAGGTGGGGATCTGGCAGGCGCCGCGGGCGGCGCCTGCAAGGGAGTGAGTGAAGGGGGCGTGGCCGCAGTCGGGGTGAAGGCAGTACCCCTTCCACCCCTTCTTGCCGTCCGCGTTAGCGAGCATGACGCCGGGGCTGTAGAGCTTGACGGTGCGGCCGGTCCCCCCAAAGGCCATCTTCGAGGCGAAGGTCTTGATCTCGGCCTCGGAGCCGAACGGTCCGAAGTTGAGACCGCGGTGGCCGTCCTTCCAGGTGTGGACGAGGGCGAACAGGTCACGCATTTGCAGGAGTTCGGCTGCTGTCTTGTAAACGGCCTTGGCCATCTGGTCGGCGCTCTCGAAGGTGGGGTCCTCCAAGAGCGCCTTGATGACCTCAACCTCTTCCTTCCGTGGGGTCAATCTCATGGATACACCTTAACAGGTAAGGTCAATCTTTACATGCGCTGCTGCGAGTGTCTTCCTCACCTTCACGTACAGGTCCCAGACCTCTCCGTCGTTCTGGATCACCGCGTCGAAGGGGTACCCGGACAAGGCGCTCTCGCTGGGATGCCCAACCTGAGCGATGGGGTCTGTTCCGGGCCTTTCCAGGAGTATGACCAGGCCGCCGCGTGCTCGAATCTGGTCTGCCTCGTTCGGGAAGCGCACATCGGTGATGACGGTGGGGCCCCAGGTCCCGAAGTCGCGGAAGAGGGTGTCGATCCACACGTTCTCTCCGAGGGACTCCCGGCCCGCCTCCGTCCCGAGCCTCTGGAGGTACTCACGCACCTCGGGGTAGCAGTCCTTGGTGGTTTCCCACCCGTAGCCGTCGACCTCGTAGCGCAGGCTGGTCACCCCCTCCGCGTACGAGGTTTCGACCATGAGGGGGTTGAGGGCGTACAGAATGTCCCTGACCTTGTCGGCGAATGCCCTGCGCTGCCACCCTGCGCTGAGGAGTGCATCGGCTGCGGTGTCCTTGCCCGAGCGGGCGGCGCCTGCAAAACCAATGAGCGGTACCGGGTGCTTGTCGAAGTCCGTGATGCCGGCGGACTGGGGCTGCTCACTTTCCAGGACCTCGGCGGTCCAGTCCGGAAGCATGGAGACCCAGTTCTGGCGGGTTGCTCCCGCGCCGGGCTCGGGGTCCACGTGCAGGCGGTAGACCTTCGTGCGCGTGCCGTCCCAGGTGGCGGTCTTGAGCTGAGGGTCGACCACGAGGTATCCCTCGCGGGTGACCGTGTGACCGCGCGTGTCACGGCCGGTGGCACGGATGCGCTGGCCGGGCTTCAGGTCGGTGATCTTCGTGGGCATGGCGTTCATCCTTCGTGGCTGTCGAGAAGTCGGTTCAAGCCGGGAGCGGAGACACTTCCCGTACATACGTCGCAGTCGCAGGCGTGGAGGCACAGGTCGCATCCGGGCCAGTCGCACAGGAGGTCGGGGCCGTGCCAGTGGTTGGGGTCTGGTTCGTCGCAGCCCCACCCGCCGCAGGTGCGATCTTGGGACCAGGTCGGGTAAACGACGTGTTCGCGCTGGCCGGCGAAGCCATGGGCGAGGCGTTCACCAGGGCAAGTGAAGCGGGAGCGACTGGCACTCTCGTGGTCACTGAAGGCGGCCCGGCATCGGGTGCACTGAAGTCGGCCTTCCGGGCGTAGGCGGAGGTGGTGCCTCACTGGGACGCGGCGCCGAAGGCGGGTACGGCCGGACCAAGCGTCCACGTTCCGCCGATCTTCGGGACAGCCTCCTCGATTGCTGTCTCGAACGACCACTCCCCGGCCATCAGCGATTCGCGCATCCGCAGCTCGGCGTGACGACCCTGGAGGGTGCGGAGCTGGTTCTCGACTTCGCGGGCCTCGCGCTTGATTGCGGACAGGCGGTCGTTGCGCCGGCTGCGGAGGAACTCGACGGCCTTCTCGTGGACGAGCTGAGCATCGCTCCGATGCATCTCCGTGAGGGCTCGGACGATTTCACCAGTCCGGGCTGTCGCTCCCTCGGGGGCCGGGTAGTCGCCTATGCCGGTCTGTACGCGGCGGACGTGGATGTCCCAGTCGGTCTGACCGGGGCGGACGACGGTGTACTCCGCGAGTCGGGAGCCGCAGACTTCGAGCGTCCCGGATGCCCCAGCACGGTTCCATGTGCTGCGGCCGTAGGCGACTGTAAAGGCTGTGGGCAGGAATTCCCACGCCCTCTCGGAGTCGGAGACTCTCAACTCGTGGAACTCGGGGGCGATCTCGACCGTCCCGCGGACGCGGGGTCCAGTCAGCTTGTATGCGGTGATCCAGGGTTTCGAGGCCTCGACTCGCTCGACGGTGACGGAGCCGAAGGAAAGGTTCAGCGTGCTCATGTTGCGCTCTCTTTCGTGTACTGAAGGGTGGCCGCCCCTGCCCTCTCCCTGTGTGGACAGGGGCGGCCGATGTGCGGTGATGGGTCAGGCGGCGATGCCGGCGGAGCGGCCCGCGTAGAAGCGGAGGGCGTCGCGGGCCTGGGATCGGGCGAACGGTCCGCCGTAGAAGCCGTGGCAGGAGTCGACCTGGGCCCAATCGGGCTCGTCCGCGTCGGGCTCGTCGGTCTCCTCGACGACGAAGCCCCACACGTCTCCGGCGAGCCATGCCTCGTACTCCTGCATTTCGGCCTCGACGTACCCCTCGGTCAGGAGTCCGGCGTCGAGGGCGAGGGCCTCCTCGCCGGTCACGTACCAAAGGGAGCGTGGGCCCCGGTCCGGCGAGGATTCCAGGACGATCCCGCCGAGCACGATCGCGACGTACCACTCGAAGGTCTCCACGCCCTTCCCCTGGTTCCAGGCCAGGCGCCGCCACACGGAGGCGAGGGGGCCGCCGTCCTTGTCGACCGGGCCGTACTGGCCGAGGTGGGTGTCGATGGTGATCACGTGGGCAATCGTCTCGGCGTCGTTGCGGGGGTTCTCGGCGTGCTCGTCGCGGACCAGGCGGACGCGGAAGCGACCGTCTTCGGTGGTGGACAGGACATCGGTCATGGCTCGTACCTCTCTGTATGGGGGCCGCCCCTGCACACAGGGAGAGCAGGGGCGGCCTGTTGCGTGCGGTAGGTCAGGCGGCCGAGGCGGCGAGGGCCTCGACGTCCCATGCGGGGACGGGGCGGCCGATCTCGGCGTACCGGGCGGCACGCTTCGCGGCGTTCGCCGAGCCGGAATACGGGCAGCCCTTGTGGCGGCGGGGCGGTGCCGGGTTGGCGCCCTTGCGGTCCCGCATGTGCGAGTAGTAGGCGGTGAACTCCTCGCCGCACAGCTCGTCGACCAGGGCCCAGCGGTGCTCGCTTCCGGGGTAGCCGTGGTGGGCTCCGGCGCATCGGGTGCGGGTGCAGTCCTCCGGCTCGGGGACCTCGGCCGTGCGGGGTGAGTAGCCGAGTTCGGTCATGCGGGCCCAGGCGACGGGCAGGCTCGCGAGGTTGCGAGGGGTGGACTTCAGGAACGGCGCGAGGAACGGGGAGGTGCTCATGTGTCCTGCCTTTCAGGCGAGTTGGGGCGGTGGGGAGGGTCAGGCGTTGTCGGGCGCGGGGAGGTAGCCGAGGGTGCCGGCGGAGTCGACGGCCCAGACTTCGCCGGGGTCGAGTACGAGGTCGCACGTGCTGAGTTCGGAGGTGCAGAAGTCGCAGCGGAAGAGTCCGCGGACTGTGGCGCCGAAGGGGGCCTTGCCGCACCCGCCGCAGATGATGGTGATCACGGGTAGCCTTTCGGGGTGGCCCCTCTCCGCTCCCTGTGGAGAGGGGCCGCTTGTGTTACTTCGCTTCGTCCTCGGCGAGGATTTCGAGCAGGTCGTCGCAGGCCGCGTACTCGGCGTCGCTCACGTGGCGCCATTCCTTGTCGGGGAGCATCTCGACCGGCAGGGACAGGGCCAGGCTTCCGGCGGTGTCGGCGAGGTTGCAGAGCGTGTACCACTCCTGGGTCATGGGGTCGTAGTCGTTGCGCCATTCCTCGACCTCACGCACGGTCTTGAGTACGTCGGCGACGAGGTTCTTGATCCGGTCAAGCGCTAGCGACTCGGCGTTCTGGATGGACGGCATCATGTGCCCTACTCCTTGGTGCAGTTGGGGGCCGCCCCGGCTCTCCCTGTGTGCAGGGGCGGCCCGTGGAGGATGGTCAGGCAGCGATGGCTCGGCGACCGCCCACGCGGGTCTGTCCGAGGTCAGCGCGTCGTCCTGCGGCCTCTCCGGCGGCCTTGCCCGAGCCGCCCCGCTTCGATCCGCCACCGGTCCGGGTGTGCGGGTACGCCTCCTTGAAGCGGGCGAGCGTCACGGCCTTGCGGTCCGCGAGGACCAGTTCGGCACTGCGGCCGGTCGCACTGGGCGCGGCCTCCTGACGGGCTCGGGCCTCGATCTCCTCCAGCCGGGCGTAGATGGTGAGGATGAACCCGGCGAGGAAGGACTTCCGGTAGGTGATCGTCTTCTCCCCCGGGCGGGGACGGCCGTGCCGCATCGCGTTGAATGCCTGGAGCTGGAGGGAGGTGAACAGCATCTCCACCCGCTCAAGGTCGGACTCGTAGCCGAAGAGGTGGACCTCGGTCCCGTTCAGCTCGATCGCCTTGCAGCCGAGCGCCTTGACTATGTAGCCGAGCAGGTACTTCCGGTCACTGCCGTACGTTCCCGCAATCTTGATAATTCGGTCTCCGGGGCGGTCCTGGGCCGGGTCCACGTCGGCGAGCATCGCCTTCTCGATCCCGTACTTCGCCATCAGCTCGGCGGCCTTCGCGAAGTACGCGTCCGCCTCGTCCGGGGTGGTGGCCGGATCCTCGGCCTTCGCCAGAATGGCGCGGATCTTAGCGAGCTTGCCGTCTTCAGGCATGGGGGTAGCCATGTCAGAGCCTTTCGGGGGTTGATGCGGGCTGGCATCGTCAGAGGGGAGGAACCGCCTCCCGCTGACCTCCCTTCGGGAGGTTTCGCCTTTGCACCCGGGCAGGTCAGACCGTGATCAGGTCCCAGCCGCCGAGGATGTGGGCGATGGCGAGGTCGTCGATCTGGGCCTTCGCCCGTGCCTCGCGCTCCTCGTAGGTCGGCAGGTCATACGTCACGGTCAGCTCGGCAAGGGGTTCACGGGCGAAGGGCTCGAAGAGTCCCGCCACCAGCACGTCACCGAATCGGAGGACGAGAGAGTGTGCGCCGCTGTCGGGGGCGCGGAAGGCGATTTCATCGTCGGGCTTGATCATGGTGGGGTCGCTTTCCGAAGGGGCCTCCCTGCTCTCCCTGTGTGCAGAGAGGCCCGGGGCGGGAGGGTCAGACGGAAGGGGTGCGGAAGGCGTCACGCACAGCCGTGAGCTTGATCTTCAGTTCGGCGAGCTTGTCCGCGTTCTTCGTGGCGCGGTTGCGCTCCCAGGCCCATATGTCGCGGTACGCCTTGTCGTCCGGGTTGTCTGCGAGCAGCTTCTCGGCCCGGTCCTTCTCGACCAGCTCGTACGCCTCCCGGCGGATGACCGCGCCGAGAAGCGGTTCCCAGTGCGTTGTGATCAGTTCGTCGTCGGTCACGTGCTGCCAGAAGACGGCGTGGTGCAGTGCGGCAGCGAGGTCGGCCCGCTTGTGGTACTCCTCGGCCATGTGCGGAAGGTTCTTGTCCTCGGCATTGCGGGCCATGAGGCGGAACTCTTCGCGGTCGTAGGCCAGGGCGAGGCCGTAGATGGTGCTGTGCGAGAGCAGGGTGCCGGCGACAGCCTTGACCGCGGATTCGGTCTGGGGGTCCATGAGTCCTCGTACTTCGGTGGTTGGTGCTGACGCTGGTTGGCTCGTCAGAGGGCAGGGTCCGCCTGCCGCTGACGCCCCGGAGGGACGTTTCGCCTTTGGTCAGGAGTGGGGGTGCCGGATCATGGAGTGGGCGGTCGTGTAGTCCCTGGTGCGGCCACCGTTGACACGGAAGCCGAAGCGTCCGTAGAAGCGGCGGAGGCGGTGGACGCTGCTGGCTCCGAATTCGCTCGTCGGGGTGCCGGTCATGGTCACGCCCTGGCGGTCGGCCTCGGCGGTGAGGATTTGCATCACCCGTGTTCCGACGCCTTCGTTGCGCTGGTTCGGCGGAACGATGAGCTTGCTCAGCGCGAGGTGTCCGGCGGAGTCAAAGGCGATCCAGATGTCGACGCCGGGGGCGCGGGTCGCTACCTGCTGGCGCAAAGGGGCGAGCCAGTCGGGGTCAAGGGTGGTACGGCCGTACTTGAGCATGGGGTGCCTCTCAGGGCTGTTTGGGCCACCCCCGCCCTCTCCCTGTGCGGGAGGGGGAGGCGGGGTGTTCAGATGAGGGCGAGCTGTCCGGCGATCGGCGCGTTGAGGTGCTCGTTGCCAAGCCGGGTGAAGTGGTCCTTGCGGGCCCGGCGGTAGATGTCCTCGACCCGCTGCCAGTTGATGCCGCAGTCCGGTTCGTGGCCGTACAGCTCGCCCAGCTCGTCATGGCAGGAGTCGGCGATCTCGGCAGACTCGGCCTCGGTGTCGTACTCGTACTCGCGCTGGGCGTGCTCCAGGGCCTCATTGACGTTGAGCTGCCAGCGCTCCCACTCGCGCTCGGAGTGGTCCGATTCGTCGAGGACGGCGTAGCCCTCCAGGGCGGAGAGGATCGAGCACGCTTCGCGCCAGGCCGCGGTGAACTTCGGGCGGTACTTGATGGGAGCGAGGGCGGAAAGCCCGTACCGCTCGGCGTCCCAGTCCCAGTCGTGCTTGCAGGAGGCGCACAGGAAGCGGCGGCGCCCGTGCTTCTTCCGGCTGACGGCCCAGTCCGCGATGCTGTCGCACTTCCGGCAGAGCATCACGTCATCGGCGTAGACCTGTACGAAGATCTGGGAGCACTGGCCCCAGCCCCAGTGGCGTATGCCGGCGTCGATGACGTGTTCGTCCGAGACCTCGGTGTCGTTGCGGCCTTCGTCGGCGGCGGCCTGGAGGAGGTCGAGCGCGGTGTCGTAGTTGGACTCGGCCAGCAAGTCGTCGGCGTGGTCCGCCTTACCGATCACCGGGGCGTGTGTCCGGTAGTACCGGTCATCACCGCCGAAGTTCGTCGGCCGCTCCAGGAGCTTGTCGGCGTACTCCCTCAGGGTGTCGTCGTCGCACTGGTAGCTGATCATGTGTCCTCGCATTCAGGGGAGGGGCTGACGGGCTGGCTCGTCAGGGGGGAGGCACCGAACCTCCCGCCGACACCCCCCACCGCACCCAGATCTGGGGCACGGCGGGACTGCTGGGCGTTTCGCCTTCATAGGGTCAATGTTTACACTTGGACATTGGGGGCAGCCTCGACGAAGACCACCTCCAGCTCCTCTTCAGACTTGGGCTCGACACCATTCAGGCGGTCGATCTCCAGAGCCTGCTGAGCGATGACGCGGTTCGCTCGATCGAGAGCTATGGCCAGCTCCTCGCACCGGAGGCCCAAGTTGTGGGCGATGTCCAGCAGGGGAAATCGCTGGATCTCATTCTTCGCAAGGGTGACCTGACGCTTGGGGCGTTCGATCGCAGTGATGTCCTCGACCGTGAGGAACACGGAGCCGGCACAGTAGGTGCACTTCTCCCCTGCGTCCTGAGCAGTCACCCCCCGCTCGTAGAAGCTGAAGTCGACACACCGGTAGCACCGGAAGTCGCCGTCCGTCCGCTTGAGTCCTACGGCCTTGCCGTTCTCCCGATCCCAGTTAGAGAAGACGAACTCGCTCATGTGACCTCACCTTTCAGGACCCGGCGTGTTCAAAGTTTACACTAGCCGGAAGGTTTCGCCGAGCCGTTCAGCTCGGCGCTGGTTTCAACTTTACACCATTCATCGTGTGGAGTTTCGCGTTCGGCCTGATCAGCGGCGGGCACTCCCATGTCCCACCGCCAGGACCCTGGCCTTGCGATCTCCCGGACCGGAGTCCGTTCGATGTGGCTACATCTTAACACTACTTCCGGATGATTCCGCAACTCCCGTTGTGAACTGTGGGTTTACCGGCCTTGCGTGTCGTTCCGTCCGACCCGTTGCCGGTTCGTTCGGTGCGATGTGGCTACACCTTAACACGCTTCTCGGGGTGCGCCCCACCCAAGCCCGACCGAAAGCACTGAGTCCTTAGCCTCTTACGCGTGTGCGTGTGCGTCCGCTGCGTCATAGATTGCCGCATGTGACCTGGCCTGATCCTCTGCATGGGCTTCTCTCCGGCATTGACCCATTCACCACCGATCAACGGGATGTGCAGAGTGGGAGTTGATATCCACAGTTGGGGATACCTGAACGATATGGCGCTAACTACCGGCTGTGTCCACATTGGTCGGGCATGGCCTGAGGGGTGGGGGTATGACCCAGCCAGCGAGGCTTTCCCGGCCGCCACGTCTTAGCAGCTCGGATTCTGCCACGGTTCCAGGGCCGACGGGGCAGCCGCGCCGCTCCCTCGGTGACGACAGAAACCGCAGGTCAACGAGGGTAGAGACGTTCTGCAGCGACTCCGCCGGCACTGCACAGGAATGAGGGGGCGCTCAGGCCGCGGCTTCGCCGGGGTCCTCGTCCTCGTCTTCCGAGGAGCCGCCCCGCTCGTAACCCGACACGTCGATCTCGCGGCCGTCAGCGAGCCGCCTCTTATGCGGGGCGACGTTGTGCTTGCCGGGGGAGTTCCGCTGCCCCTTCCCCTCCGTAGAGTCGGCGGCCGACCCGCTGTCCTCAGCTCCCCCGGTCTCCTCGGTCGCGCTCTGCTCCACGGCATTCCTGGCGACCCTGACAGCCACGGTCACGGCAACGGCGCCGACTGCGCCGGCTGTGGCAGCCACGGCGCGGATCTTCGGCTTATGCCTCTCGTACCAGTCCTTCGTCTTCTCGCGGAAGGAGGTGGGCTCGCCGTCCTCGGGCGTGGAGTCATTCACGCACACACATCTACCGGACGCATCCCTCACCTGTCAGGCAATCACCTGACATCGCCCGATCAAGTTCAGTGGCGCTCGCCAGGCTGAAGTACGTCTGTACGTCTTCGAGGCTTCCTGAAGGTGCGGCCTTCGGCCGCCACAGCCGCAAGCCGTCTTCACGCTGTCCGCCCTCCGGGCGGCACTGCTCCTTTGCCGCTGACTTTTCCGCCGCCGCTTCCGCGCCGCCGCCCTTCGGGCGCCGCCGAGAAGTGACGCAGGTCACAGGCTTTCGTCTTTCCGGAATCAAGATCAACTAGCGACTTATAAGTGTAAGTACGTAAGTCGCAAGGCTTGAGCGCCTGTCGGCGCTCGCCAACATGAAGACGCCTTGCCTATACGCAAGTTGCAGGCTTGGCCCCGAGAGGGGCCACCTGGGGAAGACGAAGTACGTACCTACGTACTTCGGGGTCGGGGGTCTTCTGGAGATCCTCGAACTCTGCGCTGGTTACGGCGGCCTGGGAATGGCAGTCGGCCCCCTGGTGGGCGGACGAGTCGCGTACGTCGCCGAGAGCGCCCCAGGCCCAACCGCTGTCCTCGCTGCGAGGTACCCGGACGCTCCGAATCTTGGAGACATCCGCGAGATCGACTGGGCCCAGCTCGTCGGCGAAGTAGACGTAATCACCGCAGGCTTCCCCTGCCAAGACATCAGCATTGCGGGGAACCGAGTTGGAATTCGAGGTGCTCGCTCTGGAGTTTGGGTCAACGTCCTTGAAGCAGTTCGCATCCTACGACCGCGAATCCTCTTCCTGGAAAACGTCTCGAATATCCGGACGCGCGGGCTCGAAGTCGTCCTCGGTGACCTGGCCCAGATCGGGTACAGCGCACGGTGGGTCTGCGTACGAGCTACCGCAGCTCAAGCCCCTCACCTCCGTGACCGCTGGTTCTGCATCGCGACCCCTGAAGACTCCGACCGCGAACCTGGGCAGTAACGGCGGCGCCCGTCACCCTGACGAACGCCGAGCTGGTGGTCACGGCCCGACTCTCGACGATGAGGTGTGCCACCTTCTTCCCTACTCGGACGCGATTCGCGAAGGCCGGCAGCCCGAGCCCGCGGTCAACGGCTCACGCTCCCCCGCTCACTGGTGGGGTGAGTACCTCCCCGCCATACGTCGGTGGGAGGACGTAACCGGCCGCGCCGCTCCCCCGCCCACTGAGGTTGGCCGTAAGGGCGGCCCCAGGGTCACGGCCGAGTGGGTCGAGTGGCTGATGGGGCTCCCCCGCCACCATGTAACCGGCGTCCCCGGCCTGACACGCGGGCAGCAACTTCAGATCCTCGGGAACGGTGTTGTCCCCCAGCAGGCGACCACGGCCTTCAAGGCCCTCCTCGACCTGGGGGTGTAGATGCCGAACTGGCACGGCTCCGACCGGCGGGAGAGGCTGCCGGCGGACTGGCCGAGAACGCGAATCCGCATCCTGCGCCGCGACGGACACCGCTGTACGGCCCGTGATCAGTACGGGAAGCGCTGCGAAGAGCCCGCCACGGACGTGGACCACATCGTGCCTGGTGACGACCACCGAGACGCCAACCTGAGATCGCTCTGCGGGTGGCATCACCAGGCCAAATCGTCGCGCGAAGGCGCGCTCGCCCTTGCGGCGAAGCGCCGGCGCATAGAGCGGCGGTTCCGCAGGACCGAGGAACACCCCGGCCTGCTGTGAGCCGCAAAGGTTGATAGCTCAACTGGAAGAGCGCCGGTCTCCAAAGCCGGTGGCTGGGGGTTCGATTCCCTCTCGGCCTGCATGGATATCTGGTCATGGCTGTGGGTCGCCTGGCTGGCGGCCTTCGGCGTCATCGAAGGAGTAGCCCTTGCCCGACACGATCGCGGAGATACCTTCTCCGAGCACGTCTGGAAGTGGTCCGGCATCGGACGACACGATGAGCCTCGGCCTGCCGTCACCGGCTCGGTGCGGCTGCGCCGCTTCGTGCTCCTCGCCTTCTGCACCTGGCTGTGGACGCACTTCCTGACTGGCGGCGCGTTCTGATCTGATCAAAGGAGGTGTGCCAGTGCCCGGCCCCGTACCCAACCGTGAAGCCGACCTGGCCCGCCCCCGCGAGCGCAAGGGCAGTGACGCACAGCCCGTAACGCGCGGCATCGCCCGTCCCACGAAGGTGCCGAACGCCGACCGCACCTGGCACCCCATCGCCAAGCGTCTGTGGGACTCCTTGAAAACGAGCGGCCAGGCCGACTTCTACCAGGACTCCGACTGGGCGCTCGCCTTCTCACTCTGTGAAGACCTCTCCTTCTACAAGTCGTCGGGGAAGCGGTCGGGACAGATGCTTCAGACGATCTACTCCGCGTTCGAGCGGCTTCTCGTCGCCGAGGGCGACAGGCGCCGGGTTCGCATTGAGCTGCACGAGCCTGTGCCCGAGGAGCAATCCGCGGCGGTCCTCGCCATCGCGGACTACAAGAAGGATCTCGGCCTCGAAGCCTGATCTCGGGGGGTGAGCCATGGCTGCAACGGCAGACCTCACCCTCGAAGAGATCGAGGCCCTGGAGCCCGAGTTCCACGGGCCGACCTGGCAGAAAGATGCGCTCGGGCAGTGGAAGCTGCCGGCGCGCACGCTCGGCTGGCAGATCGCCGGATGGTGCGCCGAGTACCTGGACGGCGAAGGCTCCACCGACGACAGGCGCGTGCCCTGGAAGTTCACCAGGGAGCAGCTCCGCTTCCTCCTTTGGTGGTACGCCATCGACGAGGACGGCGAGTTCGTCTACCGGACCGGCGTCCTGCAACGCCTGAAAGGCTGGGGCAAGGACCCGCTCCTCGCGGTGATCTCGCTCGTGGAGTTCGTCGGGCCGTCACGCTTCTCCCACTGGGACGAGAACGGCGAGCCCGTGGCCAAGCCGCACCCCCAGGCGTGGGTGCAGGTGACCGCCGTCAGCCAGGAGCAGACGACGAACACCATGGGCTACCTACCGGTCCTGATGTCCGAGAAGCTGATCTCGACGTACGGCATCAAGATGGGTGCCGAGCTGATCCGTGCCGACCGCGGGCGTAAGCGCCTTCAGGCGGTAACCAGCTCGTACCGCGCTATCGAGGGCAAGCGGACCACCTTCACCCTGCTCAACGAAACGCATCACTGGATCGCAGGCAACGGCGGTCACAAGATGTACGAGACCATCGACGGCAACGCCACGAAGATGGACTCCCGATACCTGAGCATCACCAACGCCTTCATGCCCGGCGAGGATTCCGTCGCCGAGCGGATGCGCGAGGCATACGAGAAGGTCCGGGCGGGCCTGGCGGCCGACGTTGGCGCGATGTACGACTCCATCGAAGCGCACCCGAAGACCCCGCTGACGGCCGAGGCCCTGCGGATCGTCATCCCGAAGATCCGCGGTGACGCGGTGTGGCTCAAGGTCGAGTCGATCATCAAGTCCGTTCTGAACCTGACGATCTCGGCCGCGCGCTCGCGGCGCATGTACCTGAATCAGATCGTCGCCGAAGAGGATGCGGTCTACGGCCCGGCGCAGTGGGACCCCCTCGGGGACAGCTCGCTCGTGCTGGCCCCGGGAGACGAGGTCGTTCTCGGCTTCGACGGAGGCAAGACCGACGACGCGACTTCGCTGGTCGCCCTCCGCGTCTCCGACATGGCGGCCTTCCTGGTCGGGCTGTGGGAGAAGCCGGACGGCCCAGCCGGAAAGAACTGGGAAGTGCCGCGCGCCGAGGTCGACTCGGCGGTGCACGACACCTTCCGCGTGTTCACGGTGCAAGGCTTCTACGCCGACGTTGCGCTCTGGGAGAGCTACATCTCCGAGTGGGACGAGCAGTACGGCGAAGACCTGGCCGTACGATCGCCGCTCGGCAAGGACCGGATCGGCTGGGACATGCGGTCGTCGCTGAAGACTTCAACGATGGCCCATGAGCGCCTGACGCGCTCGATCTTCGACGGCAAGCTCCGCCATGACGGAGACCTCAAGCTCCGCCGGCACGTGCTGAACGCGCGGCGCCGCGTGAACCAGTACGGCGTCAGCTTCGGCAAGGAGAGCCGAGAGTCGCCGAAGAAGATCGACGCCTACGCCGCCTTGATGTTGGCGCACGAGGCCCTCGTCGATCTGCGAGCCCGCGGCAAGAAGGTCCGCAAGCGGACTGGCCGGGGCTTCTTCCTGTAGCGATGTAAACATGTAACAAGGGTGGTGAATCATGGCTGACCCCACGCCTGCCGCCCTCGCGGTGCAGCTCCTCGCCATCCTCGGCAAGGACAAACCCCGGCTGACCCGGATCGACGACTACCTCCACGGGCGCCACGACGACCCGTACATGCCGGCGCAGGCCGACGACGAGTACCGCCTCCTGGCGAAGCGGGCCGTCTCGAACTGGGCCCCCCTCCTGGTCAACACTCCGAGCCAGGCGCTGTACGTAGACGGGTACCGAGCAGGCGATGACGCAGGCCGCGGTGCCGCGACGGATCTCGCCTCCCCCCAGTGGCGGCACTGGCAGCGGTCCCGCCTCGACGCCCGGCAGTCAGCGGTCTACAAGGGGGCGCTGACCTACGGGCACAGCTTCACCCTGACCGAGCGGGTCAAGGGTGTGGTCCTGACCAAGGGCCTGTCCGCGCTCAGGACCAGTGCGCTCTACGAGGACCCGGCCAACGACGACACCCCCTACGCATCCCTGACCGTGGTCAAGTGGCCTGCCGGCGACAAGCCCGGCCACGCCCGCATGTGGGACGCCCGCTTCGAGTACGCGGTGACCTTCAGGAGCCTGGAGGACAGCGACGGCCTCACGGTCAGCAAGGGCAAGCGCCACGGCGCGACCGAGTGCCCCGTAACCCGCTTCGCGGCCTCGGTCGACCTGGAAGGCCGGACAGTCGGCGTCGTCGAGCCGATGATCCCCCTCCAGAACCGCATCAACCAGACGATCTTCGATCTCCTCGTCGCACAGACCTATGCCTCGGTGAAGGTCAGGACGGCTACCGGCATGGCCCCGCCCGTACAGCGCGACCCGGAGACGGGCGAGGTCGTCTACGACGAGCAGGGCAATCCCATCCCCCTGCCGATCAACCACAACGCGAAGCGCTTCCTGTTCGCCGAGGACCCGGACGTGCGATTCGGGTCCTTGGACGAGACCCCGCTCAGCGGGTTCATCGAGTCGGTCGACATGAGCATCCGCCACCTGAGCGCCGTCGCCCAGGTCCCGCCGCACGTGCTGCTGGGCCAGATCGCGAATTTGAGCGCAGAAGCGCTCCAGGCCGCCGAGATCTCCCTCTCCCGGAAGGTGCAGGAGTTCAGGGTCGCGTTCGGCGAAGCCTGGGAGCGCGTCTTCCGGCTGGCTGCCGAACTTGATTCGCTGCCCGCGGCTGACGACTTCTCCGGCGAGGTGCTCTGGCGCGACATGGAACAGCGCTCCCTGGCGCAGGCCGCTGACGCCCTGGGCAAACTCCGTGAGCAGCTCGGCATCCCAGCGAAGGGACTGTGGAAACGCGTTCCGAACGTCACCCAGAACGAGCTGGATGAGTGGGACGAGCTTGCCGAGGACGCAGATTCCGTCGGCCAGCTCGCATCCGCCCTGACCCGGGCAACCGCGGAGCCGCGTACAGCCGAACCGTTCCCGGCGGCAGCATGACGCGCACGGCCAGGCAAGCCGAGACCGACAACGTCTCGGCCGCCTTCCACGTGGCGCTGACCCAGATTGGTGCCCAGACCACGGCTGAGGCGATGGCCCTGTGGGCGGAGGTCCCCGTCGACCGGCGAGCGGCCACGGCGGGCTCCTGGCTCCGCAGAGCCATCACCCTCGTCATGGGGCGCAGACGCCAGTCCCGGGATCTTGCCCGCGCCTACTACCGGCTCGCCCGTGCGCTCCAGACCGGCAAGACCACGGCAGACCCCTACCACCCCGAGCCCACGTACGTGACCCTTGCCGACCTGCGGCGCGAGTTCGCAGAACTCGCAGGCACCTACGAGCCGCCGGCTGAACCAACGGGTGAGGCCGCGACCGTCGAGGACGGGGAAGCCTCACCCGGACCGGTTGCCGAGGAGCACTGGGAGAACGAACAGGGCCCGCCTCCCGGCGGTGCGCCCGAGCCCGACAGCGACGACCAGGAGGACGGGCCCGACTGGGACAGCATCCTTGTCGAAGAGCTGGAAGGGCTCCGGGAAGAGGAAGAGAGGATCGAGCGCGAGGCCGAAGCTGAACTCCGGATCGTCCTGGACGCCCTCGGCCCCACGAACCTCGACCGCCGTCTGACCGTCGAAGATTCCGACCCCGATGAAGCCCACCGCCAGGCAGGCTCCCAGCAGGCGGCAGCCGCGGCCCGCGTCGCCATGAACGGCGGCCGGTCGGCGACCTGGTCCCACATGACCCGTGACCGGCGGGCCCTCGGCTACGTCCGCCTCTCACGCACGGGCACCCCGTGCGGCTGGTGCGCCATGCTGATCAGCCGGGGCCCTGTCTACAAGTCCCGCGAGTCCGCCACGTTCAACGACGGCGACCGCTACCACGACAACTGCCACTGCTACGCGATGCCGGTCTGGAACCGGGATCAGTACCAGTCGAGCGAGCTGACCGCCCTGTCACGACAGTACGAGTCCCTGTGGCCCCAGGTCACGAAGGGCCACAGCGGCAAGGCCGCCGTATCAATCTGGCGCCGGTTCATCCGCCAGAAGCAACGAGCCGCAGCCCTGGAGGCGCGGCGTTCCACGAACACGACCCCGGAGGCGTGAAGTGCCCGAACAGAACCCTGACGACACCCCTCCGAGCGGGGAAGCCGTTCCCGACCAGACGCCGGACGCTGAACGCGGTGCCGGCGGACAGCCCGGTCCCGAAGACGACCTGCCCGACTGGGCGCGCAAGGAGCTGGCCAAGGTCCGCGGCGAAGCCGCGGGATACCGCACCCGCCTGCGCGATGCCGAGACGAAGCTGTCCGGAGCCCGCAGCCCCGAGGAGTTCGAAGCCGCCCTTGCCGATGTGAAGGCGAAGAACGCCGAGCTGGAGCACACGCTCACCGTGGCCACGGTGGCCCGCAAGTTCGACCTGCCCGAGGCACTGGCCGCACGCCTGCGCGGTACGACCCCCGAGGAGCTGGAGGCGGACGCCAAGTCCCTCCAGACCCTTCTGGTCCCGGCATCCCCGCCTGCTCTCGGCGGCGGCCTGGACCCCTCCGACGAGGACGACGGAGAGATGGACCCGCGCAAGCTCGCGCGGCGCACACGGCGCTTCTAGCGCCCCATGACCCCCTTTACCTAACCCCCGCGCTGACCGGCCCGGGGGTTTTCCCATGCCCCCGGAGGTAGCCCACTTGCCCACCGCACAGCACCAGGTAGTCAAGCCCCAGAAGCTCGCCGCAACCGCGGTCGGCATGCTCGAACAGGAGCTGATAGTCCCCCGCCTCTTCCGCCGGGAGGGCATCGACCAGTTCAAGGGCGCCGAGAACGACACGGTCAACATGACCGTCGAAGGCATCCTGCCCTTCCGCGAGTACGCTTTCCGCAACGACCGCTCCTCGCCGATCGAGTTCGATGTCTACGCCGAGCGCAAGATCGCCGTCAGCTTCGGCGGAAACGTCTACTCTGCCGTCAAGGTCACGGACGAGCAGTACGACTTCGACCTCGACGGCTGGTCCAAGCTCCTGCGCCCGCAGGTCAAGGCGGTCTCCCGCGGCCTCCAGCGCCGGGCCGTGAATACCCTGACCGGCCAGACGTACGCCGTCACCATCGGCAACGCGCAGGCAAACTTGCGCGGCGCGCTGATCGAGGCCCGCCGGGTCCTCAACAAGTTCAACGTCCCGGACGGCGACCGCTATCTTCTGGTGGGGACCGAGTTCGAGTCGGCGCTCCTGAACGACGACAAGATGAACTTGGCCCAGAACGTCGGCGACGGCGCGGCCGAGTCTGCGCTTCGGACCGCCACCCTGGGCGACCGGTACGGCTTCCGGATCGTGGTCGACCAGACCATCCCGGCCGACTGCGCCTATGCCTTCGCGTCTTCGGCGTTCGTCTTCGTGACCGGTGCGCCGGCCGTGCCGCAGTCGGTTCCCTTCGGCGCTACCCAGTCCTTCGAGGGCATCGCGGTCCGCTGGGTCCGCGACTATGACCCGACGTACATGCAGGACCGCAGCGTCGTGAACACCTACGCGGGCTTCCGCAGCGTGACGGACATCCTCGTCGGCTGGGACAACGCCAACAACAAGGAAGTCATCAGCTCCAGCGAGCACTTCGTGCGCGGTATCAAGCTCCAGCTCGACGCCAAGTCCGATTACCCGGCAGCCGCATCCGAGCTGGCCACCATCACCGGCATCAGCGACGCGAAGGTCTGGACCCCGACCGGCTACAAGGCCGAGTCCGATCCGGCCAACGCCTGACAAGCAGGCAGTCATGTAAACATGTAACACGTGCGTGCATGGCTGCCTCCCCTGCGGCGGAAGGAGACACCCTGGCGTACGCCACCCTGGACGAACTCAAGGACCGCCTCGACTGGTACCTCGACCCCGACGAAGTGCGCATCGCCGCAGGGGCCCTGGAGGACGCGTCGGACCTCGCCGCCACCTACGGCCGCGACTGGCCCGACACGGCCGCGCCGCGGCTCGTTCGCACCCTGGTTCTCAAGGCCGCGGCGCGGTACCTGCGCAACCCGAACGGCTACACGCAGTCGAGGGCGGGCGACGAGACGCTCGCATGGTCGGACGCCCACGGCCGGGATGCGGGCAGCGTCTACTTCACCCGCGAGGAGATCCGGCTCCTGGAGGAGCTTGCCGGCCGAAAGCGCGGCATCACCAGCGTGGCCGTATCGGCCTGGGGGACGAAGTCCCGGCAGGCAGACCTCAGCGGGCTGGTACCGGTGGACTACTCCCCTGCCTCCCCCTTTCCCCTGTTCGGAAGCGAGGGCCCCTGGTGAGCGTGCAGCGCAGGCGCGGCCAGACCGCACGGGTCTGGCGCACAGCCGAGACCGTCGACCGGCGCGGAAACAAGGTGATCGCCGTGGACGAGACCAGGCCTGTCACCGTGACAGCCGCCTTCATCCCCCAGCGATCCGGCAAGGCCGAGGTCCCCGGCCAGCAGCAGATCAACGTGGTCCGCATGATCGTCGACCCCCACCTCGACGGCGTCACCCTGTGGTCGCGCGTCGAGTACCAGGGCCGCATGTGGGACATCGTGTCGCCGCCCGCCTACCACCACGGCGACCGCCGCACCCGGCACTGGTCGATCGACATCAGGGAGCGGCCCTGATGGCGAAGATCGAGAACAAGGTAGGACGCCTCAAGCTGGAGAAGTACATCGCCACCCTGCCGGGCGTACAGGCCGCCCTCGACGAAGCGCGGTTCGAGATCGCAGCGCGGGCGGAAGCCCTGCTCCTCCAGCACCGCCAGGAAGGCCATGCCTCCATCGACGTGGTGGACGGTGAAGTCGACAAGTACGTCGTCCTGGACGACGAGAGAGGCAAGAAGGCCGCCCTGTCGATCGAGTACGGCCGCGCCGAGTCCGTCGCCGTCCGCCGGCGCAAGGACGGCACGACGCAGCTCGAAGTGGTGCCCGCCTCCGAGGGCCTGTTCATCCTGGCCCGCGCCGCGAACCTCCCCAAGAAGCGGAAGGGGAAGGTGCACCTCGACTGATGGCAGGACTCCCCGACCACATCAGGGCCATGGCCGAGCTGTCGCCCGTCGAGGATCTCCTTCTGGCCGTGCTGCGCGAGGGCCTGCCCGGGATCCGGGTGAAGTCACTCGTCGATCTCCACGAGGAGTTTCCCCTCGTGCTCGTCCGCCGCGACCCCACATGGGGCGAATGGCAGGGCGATACCCGGTTCACAGACGCCGCCCGCGTCGTCGTGAACGTCTTCGTCCCGGACCCGGACGGCGACGAAGACGCAGCAATTCTCTCGGAAGCCGTCCGTGTAGTCCTTCGGAACGCCTGGCTGAACCAGAAGGTCTATCCCCGGAAGGGCCACATCATCCGCGTGGACCTGAATTCCGCTCCGAGGCGCGCAACGGACTGGGCGACAGCCACAGGACCTGTTCAGTATGCGGACCTGCCGACCGGAGTCTGGCGCTACGAATCCATCTACGACATCCAGATCCGTAAGCCGCGGACCCGCCCTTACATTCCCTGATAGCCCATTGCGCACAGCCCGGACCCCTTATGGGGGTGCCGGGCCTTTTGCATGCCCGAATAAGGATTCAACCACTTGGCGATAAACGACCTGGCCACTCTCGTTGTAGGAAGTGGCAACTATCTGACGGCGCCTGTGGGCACGATCATGCCGGCAGACCTCCTGACCCCGCTCAGCCCTTGGCAGAACGTCGGCCACACCAGCCTCGAAGACATCTTCGGAATCACCTCCGAGGGCGGCGAGGCAACCACGATCGGAAGCCTTCAGAACAAAAGCCTCCGCACGAAGTACAGCGCGCGGACGGAGACGATGACGTTCACTTTGCAGCAGTTCGATACTGCGGCCCTGAAGCTCTACTTCGGCGCGAACTCCCCGATCCTCCCGGATGGCTCTGTCGGTGTTCCGACCAACCCGGAACCGACCCAGGCAGCATTTCTCGCTGTATTCGTAGATGGCGACAACCACTTCGCTTTCTACGCTCCGCGCTCGGAAATCTACCGGGCCGACGACATGGCGATTTCGGATACCGAGTCGCTTGCCGGGCTCCCGCTCGGCGTCAAGCCCATGGTCCACGGCACCAACACCTGGACGTACGCGATCACCCCCCTGGGCGGTGTCCTCGCGACGGGTGCGACCGCCGGCTCTCCGGGCTCCTTCACCCCGGAAGGCGCGGTGGTCCCGGCCAACCTCGCTGCCCTGGCAGGTGTCACCGCGACCCCGACCACGAAGTGGACCACCGGTCAGCACCTGATTCTCGGCGACGGCTCGAAGGCGTACTGGAACGCCACGGCCTGGATCGCCGGCACCGCCACCTGATCCTCCGGCCTCCGGCGCGGGCGCTCTTGCGGACCCGCCCGCGCCGGATCACTTCCCCTGCTGGTCCGCCTTCCCCATTCCCTACGCCCCGGAGGTCCGCACACCCATGGCTTCTTACTCCCTCGACGACATTCGTTCCGCCGCAGAGCGCAAGTACGGCAGCACTGATATCCAGTTCGGCGACGACACAGTCCGCCTCCTCAATCCGCTGCGCCTGCCCAAGGCCCGGCGTGATGCCCTGATGTCCCTCCAGGACCAGATGGGCAAGGAGGACTCGGACCAGGCCGAGCTTTTGTCTCAGGCGATCCTCACCATAGCCGCGTCGGAAAAGGCCGCACAGAAGCTCCTCGACGAAGTGGACGGCGACCTCGCCATCCTCGCCGAGATCTTCGGACACTACGGCGAGAGCACTCAGGTGGGGGAAGCCTCGGCCTCGCAGGACTGATCGACGAGTACGGAGAGGGGCTTTACCCGGACCTTCTTTTCCACTTCGGAGTCAGTCTTTCCGACGTGATTGCAGGAATCGGGCCCTCTCCCGCTCTCGTCCTCCTCCTCATCCAGAGGCTTCCCGATACCTGCCTGACCGTCGCTCTGGCATCAGGCGGCCGTGAACATTTCGGCTGGGGGCAGGACCGGCACCTGTCGGCCGACCTCTTCGACGCAATGAACCAGAACACCCGCGCCACCGGCCAATGGGGCAAGGGCAAAGCCCCGAAGATTCCGCAGTACCCGAGACCGCAGGCGAAGAAGGCCGAGAAAAAGGCCAAGAAGCCGCGCACGGTAGCGGAGATCTACAAGCACTTCCAGCGGAGGTAACCGGTGTCAGATGCTCAGGTTGTCGGCCGCGTAGCGGTCAAGGTCATGCCGGATACCTCCGGCTTCAAGGAAGACCTGAGGAAGAAGCTCGAAAAGATCGAGAACGATCTCGCGATCACGATCCGCACCAAGGCGGATGCGACCGGCGCCCGCAAGGACGTTCTCGAAGCCGTACGGGCGATCAACTCCGACAACAAGAAGACCGACACCCGCAAGATCCGCTTCTACACAAAGCTCGACCTGGCAGGCATGTCCGGCGAGGTGTCCCGCGCCGTACGCGAATACCAGTCCCGCGCCAACCAGCACCGGATCACCTTCTCTGCTACCGGCCGCCAGGTCGTCCAGGAGGCGCGCAGGACTCAGCGCCAGGCGCAGGCCGAACTCTCCGACCTCCGCATCGGCGTGAACCTCGACAACCAGGGCTCCGTACTGGCGGCCATCGGCCGGGTCAGGTCCGCCCTGGTCGCGATCGGTGAGACCGAGATCGACATCGACCTGAACGAGTCGAGCCTGAACGCCGCGGCTGACATGTTCGAGGAGCGCCTCGACGAGATCGGCCACATCAAGCTCCAGGTCGACCAGGAAAGCGAGTCCTCGGTCAAGGCCGCAGTAGCCGCGATCGACCGCGAGCTGGAACGCATCGCCGAGACCGAGCTGAAGGTCAGCCTTGACCGCACCTCCCTGGAGGAGGCGAAGCGGAACCTGCTCGCCGGGTCCCGCGCGGCAGCCCTGCATGCTGCCGGCGAAATTCAGGACCAGCTCGACGGCATCCAGATCCGCCCCAACTTGGACGAGCAGAAGGTCGCCCAGGTCAAGCGGCAGCTCGAAGCGTCCTTCGAGCAGATGCACAACCTCAGGGCCCAGATCAGTCCGGAGCTGGACGCCCTCGCCAAGCGCAAGGTCGAACGCGACATCGACGACCTGCAAGACAAGATCGACAAGCTGAAGTCGGAGATCGAGCCCGAGGTCTCGCGCACCGGGATCATGGCCGTCCTCGCGCACATGGCGGTCCTCACCCGCAACCGCGTCGTCGACATCATCCCGAAGGTCAACGCCTCCGCGGCGGCCACGGCCGCCGCGATGCTGCGGGCCTTGAGCGGCGCCCGCGTCCTCGGCGACATGTTCGAGCGCCTGGGCCGCATGATCCGCAACCTCGACAAGTCGGCGCCGCTCATCGGCACCCTGTCGACCGCGATTGCGGGCCTCGCCGGGTGGGGCATCACCGCGGCCTCGAACCTCTTCACGATGTCCGCCTCGCTCGCTCAGATCGGGGCAACCTCCCTGGCCCTGCCGGGAATCCTCGGCGGCATGGCGATTGGCATCGGTGCCACCGTCGCCGCCTTCAAGGACTTCAACAAGGTCCTGCCCGGCGTGAAGGGCCAGTTCAGCGCCCTTCAGGACCTGATCAGCTCGAACTTCTGGGAGCAGGCCAAGGCGCCGATCAAGGACCTGATCGACACGCTCCTCCCTGAACTGCGCAGCGGGTTCGCCCAGACATCGACCCAGCTCGGCTCGTTCTTCGGAGGGTTCGCCACCTCCCTCAAGAGCGCCCTCGCTCCCGCGCTCGGCGGCATGTTCAGCGACCTCTCGAAGTCGATCGAGATCGCTGCCGGCGGCACGGAGCACTTCGCCAACATCATCAAGGTTCTCGGCGAGGTCGGCACGGGCTACCTGCCACAGCTCGCCCAGTGGTTCGTAGACGTTGCCGAGAAGGCGTCGAACTGGCTGAACACGAAGGGCGAGAGCGGCCTCCGCGAGGAGATCGACGCCGGTGTCCAGGCGCTCAAGGATCTGGGCGGCGTGATCTTCGAGACCGGCGGCATCTTCGCCGGTCTCGCCAGAGCGGCGCAGGCTGCGGGCGGTTCGACGCTCGGCATGATGCGCCAGACCCTCTCGGATATCCACGAGGCCGTCGACAGCAGCGGGGTTCAGGCGAAACTCATCGGCCTGTTCACGGCCGCCCACGAAGCGATGTCCAACATGGCGTCCCAGGGCGGCGCCGAGGTGAAAGGCTTTTTCGGCGAGTTCGTCGGACTGCTGACGCAGATCCTTCCCCAGGTCGGCACCATCCTCGGAACGGCCGTAGGCGCCATTGCTGGCGCACTGAACCAGTCCGAGGTATTCGCTGGCGTCTACGCTCTTTTCGATGGAATCCAGGCGGCAGTAAATGCCCTTGCCCCCGCGATGGCCCCCCTTGGTGTCGCATTTGGATCCGTCCTCACGCTGGTTTCCTCCCTTCTGTCGATGCTCGGGCCGCTAGTGACGGCTGCATTGGTACCGCTTTCCGAAGCGTTTTCCATGCTGGTTCCGGCAGTCGAGCCCTTGATTGGTTTGCTGGGCGCGGGCTTGATGGGAATTGTGGCAGCCCTTACCCCCCTGATAATGACGGTGGTCGAGGCGTGCGTGCCACTAATCGAAGCCCTCTCCGCCGGCCTTGCTCCTATTATTCCGCTGATTTCCGAGGCGCTTTCTGTCATGTCGGCTGCGCTCCAGCCGGTAATCGAAATCCTGATGCAGATTTTGACCGCTGCAATTCTTCCCCTGATTCCAGTGGTCCAGTCACTGGCCGCCGAATATCTGCCCCTCATTTCCGAGGCATTTTCCGGGGTCATGGAAGCCATTCAGCCTTTCTTGAATGCACTCCTCCAGGTTGTGAACTTTCTGATGCCCGTACTTGCTCCGGCCATCGAATTCATCGCCGGGCTGTTCCTCGGCTCACTAGTGGGCGCGATCAACGGTGTGGCCGATGTCTTCACGGGGCTCTGGAACGTCTTCAAGGGCGTCTGGGACATGATCGTCGGCTACTTCAAGGTAATCATCGGCATTTTCGTCGGCTCCATTACTGGCGACTGGAGCTTGTTCAACGAAGGCCTGAAGCAGGTCTGGAACGGCATCAAGTCTTTCCTGTCGGGCCTCTGGGACACCATCAAGGGTCTGTTCATGGTCTTCATGAACGTCGGAATCCTGGGCGTCGGGAAGAAAATCCTAACCGGAATCAAGTCTCTCTGGGACAACATCTGGAGCGGGCTGAAATCCTCCACCACAGGACTGTGGAATTCCATCAGGTCGAACTTCTCCAGCTTCATGACCTCCCTGAAGGAGACGCCGGGTGCAGCCCTGCGGTCCATTCAGAAATTCTTCTCCGATACGTGGACGAACATCAAGTCCGCGGCCGGTGAGGCATGGGAGGCCGTCAAGCGCACCTTCTCCCAGAAGGTCGCCGACTGTGTCCAGACCGTAAGAGACCTTCCGCAGAACGTGAAGGAGATATTCGGAGACGCAAAGTCGCTGCTGACGGATGCGGGCCGGAGAATCATCACCGGCCTGATTGACGGACTCAAGAGCATGATCGGCTCCGTCAAGAGCACGCTCGGAGATCTTACGAACAAGATCAAGGACTGGAAGGGCCCGGCCCCCAAGGACGCCGTGCTCCTCTACGACGCCGGAAAGCTCATCATCCAGGGCCTGATCAAGGGCCTGGAATCCCAGTACGACAAGGTGAAGCAGTCCCTGAACGACCTGACGGCCAAGATTCCGGCCAACGCGTCGAAGGGCCTGCGGGACCGGATCAACCGGGACCGCGCCGCACTCCTGAAGCTGGCAGCCCAGTGGGAAGCCGGGTCGAAGCGGCTCGAAGCCGCGCAGGCCAAGCTCGACAAGCTCCGCGAGGAGGCGAGCCGCTATGCGCAGTCGATCGCCGACAAGGTCATCAGTACGGGCGATGTCACCAAGGTCGACGACAAGTCGTTCACCGGGATCTCCTCGGGCCTGAAGAACGCGGTCGAGCAGGCGAAGAAGTTCGCCGACGTGCTCAAGAGGCTGAAGACCCTGGGGCTCAACCCCGAGACCTTCGACCAGATCGCAAGCGCGGGGCCCGAGGCCGGACTTGCGGCAGCAGAGGCCATCGCCAACGCCGGCACATCCGGTGTCGCCGAGATCAACGCCTTGCAGAAGGAGCTGGAGAAGTACGCGGGCAAGGCCGGGGCCACCGCTTCGCACCACATGTACGACGCGGGGGTCAAGGCAGCCGAGGGCCTGGTCAAGGGCCTTGAGGCCCAGCAGTCCGCGATCGAGGCGCAGATGCTCCGTATCGCAGACGCGATGGTCAAGGCCATCAAGAAGGCCCTCGACATCCACAGCCCGTCGCGACTGTTCAGGAAGCTCGGCTCCTTCGTCGGCAAGGGCTTCGGCCTGGGCGTCGAGGACGAGCGGGGGCGCGTCGAGCGCGCCACAAACGCGCTCGCTTCGAGCGCGACCTCCGGGGCGTCCCGCGAGGTCACGGCCGCTGTCTCCGGCGGCCTGAAGGCGGCCGACTCCGGCCGGTCCGTAACCAAGGTTCTCAACTACTACGCGGGTAACGGCAGTCCCTCTCTCTCGTCCGAAGAGGAGCTGTTCTCGGCTGCCTCGCGGGCAAGGATGGTCGGCTGGTGAAGCTCGAACTCGCTTCGGGCGCGGACAGGCTCGATCTGAACGGTTTCGAAAAGACAGGGCTGGGGTTCCAGGCCCTCGCCGGGATAACCGGCCTGGGCCTGCCCCAGCTCTCCGTGCAGTGGCTTGAGGGCGCGGGAGACGGCGCCGCCTATCGCGGGCGGCGCGTCCTCCCCCGCGACATCGACATCCCCCTCGACATCGTGGGGCGTGACCGGGCACATCTCGCCGAGCTGGTGAACCGGCTCGCGCGGGTGCTCGCCGCGGAATGCACCCTGACGTACATCGACGCCGAAGGCGCGCGCTGGTCCACCCCCGTCCACTGGACGGGCGGAGGGGACATCGACCCGGGCTCCGGGGAACGGGACGTACAGACCGTGATCACTCTGCGGGCACCGAGCCCGTACTTCATGGCTGAGGCTGCACAGACAATCTCGATCGGCGGCGCCTCGGCAAGCCCATTCCTGTCGTCGATGTCGTCGATGCCGCTCGCTTCGTCACAGGCGATCGGTGAGGTGCAGCTCTCCAACGAGGGTGACGTTCCCTCTTACCCCGTCTGGGAGGTGACGGGGCCGGGCGATAACTTCAAGGCGATCAGCCCCACGGGCGAAGTTCTGCACTGGACGGGAACGATCGTCGCCGGCAAGAAGCTGACCATCGACATGGGGACCGGCATCGTTCTCGACGGCGTGACTGGAGCGAACTGGTATCGCTACCTCGCGCCCGCTCCTAGCTTCTGGTCTGTACCGCCAGGCACTTCAACGGCAACGGCTTCCCTGCTCAACATCACGACCGCTTCGCGGATCGTGTGCTCCTGGCGTCCCCGGAAGTGGGTGGTGATCTAGTGCGAAGGGAAGACCTCCTCGTCGAGGTGCGAGACAAGACGCTGACGCGCGTCGGCGCAATCCCTGCGGATCTCCTGACCATGGACGCGGAAGACGTACACAACCACGTCGGCACATGGAAGCTGTCGCTGAACGCCGAGCACCCCCTCGCGTCCGTGCTCGAAACGCCGGGCGCCGGCATCATCGTCACCGGGCCCAGCGACGTTCTGTTCTCCGGTCCGGTGACCAGCACCGAGAACGCCGCGACGGCGACAGACCCGCTCGGCACCCTGAAGGTCTCGGGCGTAGACGACACGGTCATCCTGTCCGACATGCTGGCCTGGCCCGACCCGGCCAACGGGAACGCAGCGAGCCAGAACTTCGCATACGACGAGCGGGTGGGCCCCGCCGAGACGCTCATGCATGCGTACGTGAGCGCAAACTGCGGGCCCTCGGCTCCCGCGAACCGGCGCCGGTCCGGCCTGATCATGGGCGAGAACGGCGCCCGCGGTGCCGAGGTCACCAAGGCCGCCCGCTTCCAGCAGCTCGGCGAACTGTGCAAGGAACTGGCCGAGCCCGCGGGCCTGGGCTTCCGCGTGGTGCAGCGCGGCCCGAGCCTGGTCTTCGAAACCTACGCCGTGCAGGACCGAACCAAGGAAGCCCGCCTGGGCGTCACGAACAACACGCTCGCCGGTCAGCGGGTCAGCACCTCGACCCCGCTGAAGACCCGCGTCATCGTGGGCGGCGACGGCGACGGATCGAACCGGCTCTTCGTCCCCGTCGACAACGCAGACTCGATCGCCTCCGAGACGGACTGGGGACGGCGGATCGAGTCGTTCATCGACGAGCGCTCCTCGGCCAACGCCGCCGAGCTGACCCAGAAGGGCACAGAGGCCCTTGCCGACGGCGGCCGGACAGTCACCGCGGCCCAGGCCGTTCCCATGGAGGACTCGGCGTCCGACTTCGGACGTGACTGGGGCCTCGGCGACAAGGTGTCCGTCATCGTCGGCACCGCAGAAATGGCGGCAGTCGTCACAGGCATGGTCCTCAAGATCGACTCGGACGGCTACCGGCTCGGCGCCACCCTCGGCGACCCGAGCCCGCTGAACCCAGCGCTGGCCAAGGCCAAGGCCGACAAGGAGCTGGAATCCCGCGTCTCCTCCCTGGAAAGGACAGCAGAAGCCTCGCCTGCCGGCGCCCGCGAAGTACCGGCGGGCACCCTGACCCAGGCCAGCCCCACAGACGCTTATCCCGAACGCGCCAGCGTCATGTACCTCACGGCCACGGACGCAACTCTGGGCGGCTGGGACTTCGGCGGCAAGTACGGCTTCATCACCACCCGCCGCCAGGCCAACGGGGACGCCTACCAGACATGGAGCCGAGTGCATGCGGCAGCCACCTCACACGAGGAGTGGGCGCGCGGCGGCAACCGGTCCTCCGGGTGGAGCGCTTGGCGGCAGGTCGGCTTCGACAACCAGCTGATACCTGCGGAGTACACGTCAGCCTCGCTGCCGAGCACCTACCCCTTCGGCATGTCCTCACTGACCATGAACGAGACGCAGGCGCTAGCGGGCGGTTGGGCGTTCGGCTTCGGCGGCAAGTACGGAGTGGTACGCACCTTCCGGCCCGCCAGCACCTTCGCGCATCAGACGTGGCTTCGGCTGAGCCCTACGGTCACGGAGGAGTGGACCCGCTCGGGCAACGACGCAGCGGGCTGGACCGCATGGCGCACTTCTGCGCACAACGAGAAGTCCGCCAAGGGCGTCGTCTCCATCCAGAATCTCGCCACCACGGCCTACGTCGGCGATACCGCGGCCGTCGTCTACACCCAGCAGTTCACCGCCGAGGCGGGCCGGTGTTACAAGGTCGCCCTCCGGGTTGCCGCAGTCGACACCGACGGCACAGGCGACAACTCCAGCGCGAACATCCGCTACGCGAAGCAGGGCGCATACACCTGCGTCCGGTGGGCCGCCGGCACCACTGTCACAACGGCGAGCACCCTCGCGGCCGACATGTTCAGCACCACCTACGACGACGACTCGAACACATCGAGCGGCATCGACTTCACCTGCTACATCAACAACCCTCCCGCCGGACCGCTGACGGTCGGCATCACCCTCAACACCCGTCGGGCTGCCGCGACATACGGCATGGTCCGCTACCTCCCGGGCTCCCTGTCGACGCTCGTCGTCGAGGACGCGGGCGCAGCACTCTAAGGAGCCTCCCCCTTTGGCAATCACCTCCTACCCCTTCGACGGCCAGGCGGTCACCGAGACGCAGTTCTCCCAGATGTTCCGCGAGTTCCAGGACTCGGGCGTCGTCACCTCCCTCGGCTCCTCAGGATTCGCCGTGAGCGCCTCCGCAGGTATGACCCTCAGCGTGGGGTCCGGCCTCGCCTTCCTCCGCGGCTACATGGTGCAGTCGACGGCCGCGGAGCCCGTGACCATCGCGGCATCCAGCGCCCAGGTCCGCGTGGACCGGGTCGTCCTCAGGCTCGACCCGGCCACCAACTCGATCACCCTTGCCGTGAAGGCCGGCACCGCGGGCTCCACCACTCCCCCGGCGCTGACGCAGAGCGACACCGGCATCTACGAGATGGCCCTTGCCTCGGTAACGGTCGGAGCGAGCGTCACCTCGATCGCCTCCGGCGACATCGCTGCGACCCGGCCCTTCGTCGGCCACCGGGTCGGCGCCTGGATCACGGCCACCCGCCCCACGTCCCCGCGGCTGGGACAGCTCGGCTACAACAACTCCACCGACTCGTGGGAGTACTGGTCCGGTTCCGCCTGGTCGCCCCTGCTGTCCACCGTGGACTGGTCCAGCCTCTCGGGCAAGCCGACGAGTTTCGCCCCGGCCGCGCACACGCACACCTGGTCCCAGATCAGCGACCGCCCCTCGACCATGACTCCGGCCGCACACACCCACGACTGGGCGCAGGTCACCGGCAAGCCCACGAGTTTTGCCCCGACGGCGCACAAGCACGCGTGGGGAGACATCACCGGAACCCCCTCGACGTACCCGCCTGCTGGCCACGCGCACAACTGGAACGACATCCAGGGCCGACCGAGTCAGTTCCCGCCCATCGACCACTGGCACGGCCAGTACCTCGACTCCGGGGGCACAATCCACCGCGCGAACGGCTCAGACCGTCCGCACAGCTACTCGCCCACCGGCTCCACCTGGTACGCGGTATGGGTCGACGGCAACCACAACTTCTGCCGCAACACCAGCGCCCGCCGCTTCAAGGAGAACATCCGGGACATCGACTTCGACCCGGATGCAGTTCTGTCCCTTCGCCCCCGCATCTACGACCGCAAGGCCACCGTCAACGACGAGGGCGAAACAGTCGAGGGCCGCCGGGACGAGGTCGGCCTGATCGCCGAAGAGGTGGACGAATTCCTTCCCGAGATCGTCATCCGCGACGAGACGGGACAGATCGACAGCGTGCGCTACGACCTGATCGGCGTCGCGCTCCTGCCCGTCCTCCAGAGCCAGGCCGAGCGCATCGAGCGCCTGGAGCAGCTCGTACGGGAGATGTCCCGATGAGTTTTGACCCCGCCGTCCAGGTGGCGATCGTCTCAGCCGGCGGCATGGTCACCGCCGCCCTGGTGGGCGTCCTCGTCGAGCTTGTCCGGCGCCAGGGGACAGCACTGTCCGAAGTCCGCGCGCATGCGCAGGAAGCCCGCGACCAGGTCTCCAACGACCACAGCACAAACCTGCGCGACGACCTGGACAAGGTGATCGCAGGACTCGACCGCGTCCTCGAAGGACAGGCCCGGCACAGCCGGGACATCCGGGACCTGCGCGCCGACCTGTCCCACGAGCGCGCCGAGCGCCTCGCTGTGGCTGAGCGCCTCGACCACCATCTCGCGTCAGCCCCCGAGACCGGCTGACCTAGAACCCATCACACGCAGGCCCCCTTCCAATCCGGGACGGGGCCTTCTTCATATCCACAGGAGTACGACCCTGAGCATCAACATTGTTTCCCGCGCGTCCTGGGGCGCCAAGCCGTGGAACGGCACCCCCACGTCCATCAGCCTCAGCCAGCGCACCGAGTATTTCGTCCACTACGACGGAGGCGCCCCGGTCGCCCGGACCGGCAACGCGGTCCCGCAGGCGATTGAGCGGACCCACCGCGCCCAGGGATGGGCTGGCATCGGCTACAACTTCGTGATCGACCAGGCCGGAACCATCTTCGAAGGACGCGGCTGGAACCTTCAGGGCGCACACTGCCCCGGGCACAACGTCTCTGGGCTCGGTGTCCAGATTGCCATCGGCGGCGACCAGGCGCCCTCGGACGCGGCCCTGCGCTCCGCCCGCGCCCTGTACGACGAGGCGTGCCGGCGCACCGGCCGGACCCTCGCGAAGAAGGGCCACAAGGACGGAATCCCCACCGAGTGCCCGGGGCCGCGCCTCTACTCCTGGGTCAAGGCAGGCATGCCCGTCAGCGGTACTGACCCCGACAACGGGGACAGCACGCCGTTCCCGGGCCGCGGCGCCTTCGTCCTGAGCAAGACTCACCCGGCCGTGACCGTCCTCGGCAAGCGCCTCGTGGCCCACGGTTTCGGCCGCTTCTACAAGGAGGGTCCCGGGCCGCGCTTCACCGAGGCCGACCGCTCCGCGACCGCAGCGTTCCAGCGAGCACAGGGCTGGAGCGGGTCCGACGCGGACGGTTACCCGGGCCCGACCACCTGGTCCCGTCTGATGGCTCCGGCAGGCCGCTGATGAGCAAGATGCTGATGCCCGGCTCCAAGCCGATCACTCTGACCCGCCTGCTGCCTGTCCGGTACCGCTCCCGCGCCGGGGCGTTCCTGGCAGCCCTCGGCATCGTCGTGTCCATCGCGGCCGTCGTCTACGCCGACAGGCCCGAGGTAGCCGTCATCGTCCAGATCGCGACCGCCCTCGGCATCGTCGAGGCACCCGACGCCAACGAGGCCGAATAGTCCAGCGCCCCTCCGTTGACCCTGTGGTCAGCGGAGGGGCGCTCTTCGTCGTATCAGGCCCGCTTGGCCTGCTTCATGGCCTCGATCTCATCCATGGTCATGACCGGAGTACGCCCCGACCGCCGACCGGAGGGCGCCACAGCACCCTTTTTCGCTGCCGCCTTCTTCGCAGCGGCCTTCTTCGCCGGCAGCTTCGGCGCTGAGGTGCCCTTCGCCACGGTGGACTTTTGCGCGGGCCCTTGCCGCTCCAGACCTTCCGCGAGGGCCGCCTTCGTCTGGATGACCACGGATTCGAGGGGCGTGGGCGCCCCGGACCTGTCGACCGCGAGGTCTTCCCCGAACACAGTCCTTACCGGCGCCGCGTCCTCGTCGCACAGGTCCCTGGCGCGGGAACCGCCCTGCTCTGTGGTCAGAACGTAGCGAGAGGTAGGCCGGTCCCCGCTCTTGCAGATGTCGCAGATGCGCATCGTGATCGTCAGGTCCATTCTCGGGCGCCCCTCGGTGATGTGTCTCTTTGAGTAGAGATTGTCCCTCACCGAGCGGAACGGGCCCGGGGCGGTCAGGCGGTTACGTCTTCGAGCCTGGCAAGGTAGCGGCTCCCGGTTCGCCGGTCACGCCCCATGAGTGCAGCCAGAGCCGCGCCGGTAACCTCCTTCTGCTGCTCCCTGAGGGTGGCAACTGCCGTACGGATCTCGTCGTTGCTGGGAGTCGGACGGCCGGGGCGACGCTTGCTCCGGGCGCTGGCCACCTCGTCGACCGGCAGCTCCTCGCCGTCCAGTGTCGGCTGGACCGGCACAGTCACCTCCTGGTGCACCTCGCCCGCCTGGCCTCCGACGACCGGCTCAGCCTCCGTCGGCACCGCCCGGGTGGCTCGGATGATCATGTGGGCCACGTGCCCGGCAACGATGCCCGGGACGGTCGAAACGGCCGCCGTAAGCGCCATGGATGAGTGCATGTACCCGGCGGCTATCCAGTGCGCGACGATCTGCCCGACAACGGTCATGGCCAGGGCGCCGACTGCACCGACAACGGCTGTACCGCGGCCCTTCTCCCCCTTCTTTCGAGCCTCGACGAACCACACCGCGACGCAGGCATAGACGCTCATGCAGACCGGCATTCCTGCCGCCGCCCATTCACCCCATCCGGCGGTTCGGGCGAGCTGGTACTCACCGGGGGCGGACATGGCCAGGGCGACGGCGAGCACCAGGCCGCCGAGGATGTAGGCGTGCAGGGGCATACGGGCAGGCTGAGACATGGGGGTGCCTTTCGAGGCGGTGCAGGAGGAGAGGTTCGGGGGGCCGTCAGGCGTGGGACGGCCGGACCATGGCCGCGCGGGCCTCGGCGGCGCGCTCGCGGTAGGAGGCCACGAAGGCGCTCTCGCCGTCGGCCTGGCCGGGCGCGGCCGGAGAGGCGGCGAGCAGCTCGCGGGCGAAGTCGCCCAGCTCGACGCCGGAACAGACGCCGCAGATGCCGGTGTCCTGGCCTGCGGGGAGGAGGCGGCCACAGCCGCTGGTTGCGCAGTCGGTGTACGTGCGCCACTGACGCTTGCGCTCAGGGCGCTTGCGGTCGAGGCGGTCCTCGATCAGCCTCGACGCGCTGTAGATCTTCCGCGGCAGGCCCTGTGTCACTGCGTCAGTGATCTCGGGGATGGTCGCTCCGCGGTCCAGCCAGTCAGCGAGGGACGGCACGAGCTTGCCGACCTGGCGCTCGGTGAGCTTGAGCCTGGGGTCGATCGCGGCGAAGCGCCGGAGGAGGCGGGCGGCCTCGGTGTCCTGCTTGCCGTCTTTCGGGCTCTGCCCCTCCCTCTGCGTGCCGGCGCCCGGTTCAGCCTGCGCAGGCTCGTCCTCGGCGGGAGGGTTGGGAGGGTTCTTTCGCCCGTACTTAGAAGCGTCCTTTTCCCCGTTAGGGGACGTGCCCGCAGCGGTGGTGTCCGAGGAGCTGGTGACCGGGCGGGTGGGAACCGGGGACGAGGCCAGGTTCGGCAGCTCGTACACATCCACGGAGGAGACGATCTGGTTCGTCTCCTCGTCGCGGCCGGTCTTCGTCACCCAGTACCCGAACTCGCGCAGCTCGGTTACGGCCTTGGCTACCGCGGACCGGCCCTGCGGGTAGCCGTCAGAGAGGGTGCGGACGTTCTCCTTGACCCCGCTGGGCAGGGAGAGAACGAGGGCGAGGATGCCGCGCGCCGTATGGCTGATACGCGGGTCCTGGATCGCCTTGTTGGCGATGATCACGAAGTCCCGCTCGTGCGTCGGGATACGATGGATCTGCATGGGGAGTGGAAGCTCCTGATGCCGGACCCCGGGGTGTTACAGCACTCGCGGGGTCGCTTCTTTCGCTGCACCTCTGAGCAGGCACTCTGCGTGCCTGAACGGGCGACGATCAGCGATGTTGTCGGGTTCAGCTTGACATGGTCGGCACTCGTTGGTCAATCTTTACTCGTAGAACAAGGCTCAGGGCCGCCCGCCCTGAGGGCTGCGAGCAGAGTGCGCAACCAAGACCCGAGGGAGAGACGTGCCCGCCTCCAAGATCGTTGACGAGCAGGAAGTCATAGACTGGATCCTCGATGGCATGACTTACACGGAGATCCAGCGGATCTACCTGGAGAAGTACCACATCGAGACCACGATCCCCATGTGGTCCCGCTTCCGGGCCCGGCGGGGTCTTGAGACCCGCAATGTGCGGGATGACGCCCTGACTCCCTGGAAGGTCAAGGACGAGCACCGCCACCAGTACCCGCCCATCATGCTCCGCTTCGAGGCCCGGCTACGCGAAGAGGCGCAGGCCCTGGAGCGCGGCGAGGAGCCCAAGCGCCCGCTGAGCGAGCGCGACCGGAAGCGTCTCGCCTCCTGGAAGGCATCCCTGAAGACCGACGAGCACGACCTCGTCGTCCACTACGACCCGGACACCGAGGCAGGCTTCTTTCTGGTGCCTCGGAGGCCCGAGGACAAGGACCTCATCCGCGAGCCCGGCGTGCAGTAGCCCATCAGCCAACCCCTCGAAGACCGGAAACCAACCTCTGCGCAGACTTTACACCCGCCCGATCGAACGTGCATTCGAACACGGATGCGTCTTGGATGCTGGGCGCACACCTCACCCCGACCGCACACACCCGAGCATGCATCCCCCTCCGGCCCCGGCGGGGGATTTCTGTATGCCTGCTGACCTGCGGCTTTGTCGATCTTGAACGAGATCCAAATTGTCAGCGCCAGGTGCAACCATTGCCTACGGTCATGGGTCTGACTTGCCACCATCTGCTCTCGCGCAGCGATGAGACCTGCCGTTTTAAGCCAGTTGACAGGGCAACAACCGGCCAAGTAGAAACGGACAAGGTGGTTCAATGTTTACACCAGGGGGGCTTTACGTTCATGATCAGTTTCGACGCGGTGCACCTTCCGCAAGGCGCATACCTCACCGGCGACCCCGCCGCGTGGGACTGTGCCCTGATCGTGCGGCCGGACACTCCGGCCCGCGACATGCGGGCGGCGTTCGCCGCGGTCCGGCTGGCCGGGATGGAGCCCATTGCGGCCGTCGAGCATGAACCCGAACTCCTGCCGGACGGCACCGTGCGCTGGTGGCTCGTTCCGGTTGGCGAGGAGGACCCCTTTAACGAAGTCCAGCAAGAGGAGATCAGCGCTTGAGAATTGTCGACCTGGTGCAGGCGCCAGCCGTCCCGCGCGACGGCTGGGACCGCCCGCTCGTGGTTCCGAAGTCCGGGGGCAGGCCCGTACCCCTCACGCGTACGACGACGTACATCGACTGCATCGAGGACAAGACCGCCCTGTCGGGGTGGAAGTCGCGCATGACCCTGGTCGGGGCCGCGCGTCGCCCCTCCCTGCTGGAGGTGGTCAACCAGCTCGATCCCGACGACCCTGCCGACAAGCGCCGGCTGAACGCCCTGGCCGAGCAGGCCCTTGAGATCTCCGGGGCGCACGCGAAGCGGGAACGGGGCACGCACCTGCACACCCTCTCCGAGTACGTGGACCGCGGCGAGCCGCTGCCCGCCGGCACCTCTGTGCACGACCAGAACGACATGGCCGCCTACCTGGGCGCCACCGTCGAGTTCGACGTGAAGGCAGTGGAGAAGTTCGTCGTCGTGCCCGAGCTGGGCACGGGCGGCACGTTCGACCGCCTCCTCCGGTACGCGGGGCCGGGACCGGACGGCAAGCCGATCGAGGGTGACTTCATCGGCGACGTGAAGACCGGCAGCATCCAGTACGGCGGACTCAAGATGGCGACACAGCTCGCCGTCTACTCCCGCGGCGAGCTGTACGACTACAGCCGCTTCCCCGTGGACCCCACGGACAAGAAGGCGTTCGCCGCCTGGAAGAAGCGGGAGGTGCCGGCGGAAGAGGCGGCACAGGCGTACAACGCCCTGCCCGGCGTGTCCCAGCAGTGGGGCATCATCATTCACCTGCCCGCAGGCTCGGCCGAGTGCACCCTGCACTGGGTGGACCTCGAAATCGGCTGGGCTGCCGCCAGGCTCGCCCGTGAGATCCGGGCCGCGCGCAGCACGAAGGGCGCGTTGCGCCCCTGGGTGACCGGCCTCACAGATTAGCCAGATGCCAACCGCCGGCACTCGTGTTAAGTTTGACCCCAGAAAGAGGGAGTGAAGTGAAAGCAGATCAGGCAGAACTCGTAACGTCCTTCCCGGACGGATCCATCGGCGTGACCATCAAGTACGGCAAATCCTACGAAGACACCTGGGTCGTCCTCCGCGGCTCCGTAAGGCAGGTCCGCGAATTGCTCTGCGACTACTTCGGGTTCGAGTGTAAAGATGTAACAAGTCTCTCGCTGAGTGACCTCGTCGTCAACGCAACGAACCTCGCCCACGGCAAGGGGAACCTGGCCTCGATCCTGGACGCGCGGATCATCCCGGACGACACCCCAGCACCAGCGCCGGCAGGCGATCCCTGGGCAGCGGCTACAGCAGCTCCGGCCGCGCCGGTCCAGTCCCAGCCCGACAGCGGAACGGTCTGGATTCTCGGCGAGATCGAGAAGCAGGCCACCGTGGCCGACCTGCAAAAGCTGTGGGCGGCCAACCAGGCCCACTTCGCCGACCCCACCGTCATGACGGCCTACAAGGCCCGCGGCCGGGCGCTGAAGACCGGCTGAGTCCGGTGCCCGCCCTCGCCCTCTTCCTTTCCCTGACCCTGTCCGCTCTGGGCACGGTCACCACTTTGAGGCTCTCCGAGCCCGCCCCCTGTTACCGAACTGAAGGAGAAACCGAGTGCCCCTGAACCTCGTCGAGATCGCGACCGCTGGCGGCGGCTGGCTCAAGCCCGCTGACGTGAAGGATGCCCCTGCCCTCCTGATCGAGGTCAACTCCTACGAGGCCCAGCGCCCCACCCCGAACGGCCCGAAGGACAGCGCGCTGTGCACGGTGACGGTCTTCAAGGACCGCGCCGCCCTGGAGGCACTGACGCCCGAGGTCAACCAGGGGATGCGCATCGAGCAGACCCTCCTGGCCCGCGACCTTGCTCCGCTCGTGGGCAGCGCGACCATCGTCACCCTCGCCCAGATCCCGCCGAAGCGGCCGGGAGCGTACCCGGCCTGGGTGTGGCGGCCGGTGGCCGACGCGGGCGTGCGACAGGCCGTCATCAACTACGCCGAGCAGCGGGAGGCCGCTGTCGAGGCCGCCGTTGCCGAAGCTCCGTCCTTCGACTGATCACACGGACGCCGGGGGCCGGCAACACGGCTGGCCCCCGTCCCCGCGGGCCCAGAAGGCCCACCCGTCCAACCCGTACCCCTCACAGAGAAGGAGGCAGCAGTGCTGACCCCCGCCAGATCGCTCGCGCTGCATGCCGAGTCCGGCAAGGAGCTGCCGCGAATCGAGGCGTTCGACGCCCTGTACGCCATGGGGTGCCGTCCGCGGCACGGCGAGGTCATCATGATCGCAGGCCGAAGCGGTACGCAGAAGAGCGGTTTCGCTCTCTTCTGGGTGGCCTCCATGAACCTGCCGACCTTGTACTTCTCGGCGGACATGTCGGCCTTCACTGCGTCATCGCGGCTCGCGTCCATGGTGACTGGCGACACCACGGAGATGGTCGAGGCCGGTATGGCTGCCGGCGGACGGCACCGCGAGGAGTACCTCGAATCCCTTCGCCGCCTGAACGTCACGTTCAGCTTCGGCAGCCCGATCACCTGGAAGGCCGTCGACGAGGAGATCCAGGCGTACATCGAGCTGTGGGACGACTATCCGGCCGTCCTGGTCTTCGACAACCTCATGGATTTCGACTCGGCGGAGTCGGACTACACCGAACAGATGGCCACGATGTCGGGCTTGACGGAGCTGGCTCGCGCCACTGGCGCGACCGTGATTGTTCTGCACCACGCCTCCGACAAGTCGTGGGAGGCGAAGTCGGACCCTTGGGCGCCACCATCGCGTGATCAAGTCAAGGGCGGGCTGAGCGAGAAGCCGGAGCTGTCCTTGTCCGTGGCGCTCGACCCGAACTCGCACGAGTACCGCGTCGCTGTGATCAAGCAGCGGATGGGCCCCTGCGATCCAACTGCCAAGCGGTACGCCGTGATGCGCTGCCACCCAGAGGTGACGCGGTTCTCGAAGCTCGAACGGCTTGCCCCCGTCTCCCCGCCGGCACAGCCCTGGTCCCCGACCGCCATCCTTCAGAAGCAAGGAGTGTAAAGATTGACCACTATCGCTGAGCGCAACCGCGCCAACCGGCGCAAGGGCGCCGCCTGGGAGACGGAACTCCTCACGGGTCTGCGGTCCGCCGGGGAGGATGCTGAGCGGCTCCGGCTGACCGGCGCCGAGGACGAGGGAGACCTCGTCATCCGCGAAGAGGGCGGCGGCTTCATCGTCATCGAGACGAAGAACGCCCGTTTCGAGCCCGGCCCCTTCCTCGACGAGGCCAAGCGCGAGCGGCTCAACTTCGCCAAACACCGCGGGATCAGCCCGGACCGCGTGGAGTCGATCGTCGTCGTCAAGCGCCGGGGCCGGAACTGGCGGGAGGCGTTCGTGCTGACCACGGTCGAGGCGTACCTCGGGCTGGACGCCGAGTGACCTCCACGACGTTCGAGGAGGAAGCCGAACGCAACCGGCTGATCGTCGAACTGGGCCGCTTCGACCTGAGTACGGCCGTCGGCCAGGGCCTGGACGAACTCGGCTACGACGACAGCGTGGGCTGGTTCGTCGGGAGGCGCATCCCATGAGGTTCAGTCGCATCGACAGCGACGACCAGGAGCACGAGAAGCCGACGCTCGAATCGGTCCTCCACCACTACGGCGTCGACTTCAACGGCCAGCGCGCAACGGGCATGGCCGAGTGCCTGTTCCACGACGACCAGACGCCGTCCTTCTCCTGGAACACCGACCGGCAGCTCTGGAAATGCCACTCCTGCGGCAAGGGCGGCGACTCATTCACTCTGATCATGGAAAAGGAAGGAACAGACTTTGTCGGAGCGCGAGCCCTTGCGGCCTCTCTCTCCCTCGCAACGCGAGATGCTGGAGGAAGCGACCGCGGCCTATCAGGCAGCGCTTACGGCGGACGCCGCAAGATACCTCCTCGGCCGGGGAATCGGCCGCGAGCAGGCGGCTACGTACCGGCTTGGCGTCGTGGGTGATCACCCCCACCCCGGCCACGAGAAGTTCAGGGGGATGCTCGCCATCCCCTATCTCGACCACAAGAACGCTCCGCTGACACTGCGGTTCCGCTGCCTGCACGAACATGACCACCGCGCCCTGGGGCACGGCAAGTACAACACCATCAAGGATGACCCGCCCCGCATGTACGGCGTCGGCTCGGTCCACAAGGCCGACAGCGTCATCGAGGTAACCGAAGGTGAACTCGACCGGATCATCCTGGAGAAGCTCGGCCTCCACGCCGTGGCCATCCCCGGCGCCTCCATCTGGCAGGGACGGCACCGCCGGATGCTCGCAGGCTTCAACCGCGTCCGAGTCTGGGGCGACCCCGACGATGCCGGCGCAGAGTTCACCGCCCGGATCTGCCGGGCGCTGCGCTCCGCCAAGGGGATGCGGCTGCGCTCCGGCGACGTGACCGAGACCTACCTAAAGGAAGGCGCCGAAGCCCTGCTCGGCCAGATCAAGGAAGACGACCAGTGACCCAGACAATCGCGAAGAAGACCCCCGGCCGCAAGGCCGATCCCCTGACCGCCATCCTGGCGGAAGTCCGGACCGGAGCCCGAGCAACCCCGGAACTGCCGCCCCACCTCGTGGGCGGCAAGTACCCCGACAGCGCGGTCAACATCTACCACCAGCGCGGGGCCGACTGGCACGAGATCAATCGCGCCCGAGCCAGCCAAGGGCGCCTGGGGGTCGACGGCCTGGCCGTGCAGGTGGCCTTCGCCGCCTTCGGCGGGCGTACTCCGGCCGAGGTCCGCGAGGGCCTGGTCCAGCTCGCCTCCCTCGCCGTGGCCGCCATCGAGCAGATCGACCGGGACGAGCAGTGAGAGAGCCCCTGCCGGGAAGCCCCGGCCCGACCCTGACCCGCCTGTACGAGGAGCTGGAGCCCGACGTGCGGGAGACCGTGCTCGTCCGGCTGCTGGACGGCTCGTCGGCCGAGCGTCTGGCGCTGGTCCTGCGCCGGCACGGCCACACCGTGAGCGCCTCCACCATCCGTACGTACCGACGATCCCTCCGGGATGGAGTGTAAAGTTTGAACCAGAATGAGCTGTTGAACGACCTGCTCGCCACACCGGCCGCGCCGCCCGTTGCGGTACGGCAGACCGACCCCGACCGGGATTTTTCCCGCCAGATCGAGGTCGCGGGCGATACCGCCGAGGTGACCGTCCGGGGCCCCGAGGGCATCGACCCCGAGTCGACAGCCGCCGACGTGCTCCGCGCGCACCAGCTCGACCCCGCCGAGTGGGAGGTCGCCGGGTTCCGCTCCTCCGAGTGGACCATGGCCAACGGCGAGCCAGGCGTCAGCGCACGGTTCTCCTTCGGCCGCCGCAAGGTGCCGGCGAGCACGGCGCGACCGAGTATCGACGAGCTGCTGAAGGTGTTCGACGACGCGCCGGGCTGGGTCCCCCTCGACGAAGAAGGCGAGTACACGCTGATCGTCGCACTGGGCGACATGCAGCTCGGCAAGATCGACGGTGACGGCTACGAGGGCACCCTCGTGCGGGCCATGCAGTGCATCAACAAGGCCGCGGACCTTCTCGATGCCTACCGCACCCGCTTCAAGATCGAGCACGTCCACCTCGCCTGGCTCGGCGACCACATCGAAGGCTTCCAGAGCCAGGGCGGCGCAAACGCCTGGCGTACCGGCCTGACTCTCACCGAGCAGATCCGCCTCACCCGGCGCCTGATGGCCCACGCGATCATCAAGTTCGCTCCCGAGGTATCCCGGCTTACCGTCGTCGCCGTCCCCGGAAACCACGGTGAAGCCGTCCGCTTCGGTAAGGGCATCACCCGCTACGACGACAGCCACGACACCGACGCCCTGATCTCCGTCAGCGAAGCCCTGACACTCGCAGGCGAGGAGTTCGCCCACGTCGAGGTCTACGTCCCGGAGACGGACGAGCTGTCAGTCGTCGTCGACTGTTCGGGAACGGTCGTTGCCCACGTCCACGGCCACCAGTGGAAGGCGGGCCGCCACTTCGACTGGTGGAGGGGCCAGGCGTTCGACAAGACCAGCGCCATGCACACCGCCGACCTCCTGCTGGCCGGGCACCTGCACCACGAGTTCATCGACACGGACGGCCCGCGCACCTTCGTACAGGCGCCGGCACTGGAGTCGGAGTCGACGTGGTGGCGGCACAGGAAGGGAACCCGGGGCGCCCCCGGCCTGATGGTCCTCGTCACCAAGGACGGCGAAGTGCCCGTCAAGGAGGTGGTCCGGTGAGCACCTCACCCGCTGCCGACTGGCGCATCCTCGACCTGCCCTCGGTCGTGGCCCTTGCAGGCCGTGCCGCCCGCCGGATCGCGGACGGCTACGAGGACACCCTGACGATGGAGTACGAGGACGCTCGGCAGGAAGCCTTGATCATCCTGGCAACGAAACCGGCGATGATGAACGAGTGCCTGGCCGACCCTTCTCTCGGCCTGGGCGTGCTCTATCACCGCCTCGTCCTCGACCTGGTCGACCGCGTGAAGACGGAGGCCAAGCGCCGCATCCGCCACACCTCCTACGAGGCGGCCTGCGAGGCGGCCGAGAGCGGGCGCGTATGAGCGGGTACGAACGAAGGCTCGTCGAGCACCTACTCCCCGCCGTGTGGGACGTGGAAGCCGCGTACGGCATCCGAAACCCCACGGCGCCGGATGCGGACATGCCGAAGGGGACCGTCGACAAGAAGGCCGCGGGAACCCTGTTCGCCCACCTCGCGGACATCCGGCGGGGCTGGGAGTCGGCCCCCCTGTCCCTCGCCGAGAGGCGGGCGCTGTTCATGCGCTTCGCCCTCGACTGGGACGACCGACGGATCGCGGCCCGCGAGACGGTAACTGACCGGGCCGTGCGGTACCGGCTGGAGCGCGGGGTCGGCAAACTCGCCGCTCACCTCAACGGCAACGAATACATCGACGGATACGACGAATTGGACACCGCAGCATGACCGAACCCCCGGCCGAAACTCCGCCGGTTGAGGAGACCCAGCCGCAGGTCGACCCGCCGCCAGGTATGGGCCCAGAGGACTTCGAGTTCTGGGATAACGCGACCATGACCTTCTACGAGCGACGTGCGGACGGAACGGTCATCGCACGGCCATACTCCGGCACCGAGGTTGCACAACACGAAGAGGAGCTAGCTCTCGACGACCTTCACGCCGAAGCCGGATTCGCGATCACCTATCTCGACGAGCGAATCAACCTCAGCCTTGCCTACCTGGCACTGCCAGTACCGACCGCCGAGGAAATGGCGAAGCAAGTGCAGGTGCTGTCCGACCTATCCGCCTACAGCGCCGGCACCCTCAAACGCCTGATCAAGGTCTTGGCAGTCCTACTCAACAAGCCGATCCAGCCCTGACATCGGAAACATAACCTCTGCAAGTCAAAAGCCAGTTGGGCCCCAAGAGAGGGCCCTTCTAGCGTTTCCGTAGGTAGAATTCCCGCATGACATTCAAGATGACGTGGGCACTGGCTGGCGAGCACGTAGACGCATGGATCGGCGACGACTTCACCGAGGCTGCATCAGTGTTGAACCGGGAAGTCGGCGCGACGGTCTCAACGAGCGGTATGCACGGGGATGCTCAGGCCCATTTCCGCGAGTCGTTCCTTGTGCCGCTCAGCATTGGGGTGGCGGGTGCCGGCAGGAAGGCCGTCGAGTCGGGCCGCATCTGGGACCGTGCCGCCGGTCCCTTGCTCGTCCTCCTCAGCCCGGCTGCCTGACGAAGCTAACAAACTCTCCCCATGCCACCGGAGCGACAGAAATGATCGCTCGATTACGCCGCTTGGAGTCGCGAACCAAGACCTGCTCCAGGTTTTCGTCTGCGACTTCGACACAGGTCTCCGTACCGGTGTATGAACTCGTCCGCCAGTTCGGCGCTACAGACATGCCTTGCTCCTTAGTGATTGAAGTGTGCGTACGCCGACGCAATCAACGCCATGGCGGGTTCGCCGTATACGGCTGATTGCTTCAAGAGCTCGAATGCCTTGGCATAGAGCTCGATTTCCCTGGGCTGACTGACTGTCATTTCTGCCGAGAAAGTTTCGATGAGTACGAGCCTGTCGTCGAACATCGAGAAGGAGTGACCGAGCCAGATATCGGCAGGAGCCGCCTTGGGGACGATTCCAACACTCACCCGCGCGAGGCCCATCAGGGCTACAAGGCGGTCGAGCTGAGATTTCATCACCGCTCGTCCGCCAACGTTGGAGTAAAGGGCCTGCTCGCCAAGGAGTACGTGGTAACGACGGTTACCTTCGTACAGGTATCGCTGGCGCTCCAGTCGTCTCGCTACCGCGGCTTCGGTGTCATTTGGCATCTCATAGAAATCGACAGCCTGTTGGAAGATGGCCGCCGCATAATCTGCGGTCTGGAACGTTCCCCATATGGCGTTCGGCTGCCAGATTCGAAAAGTTCCCGTCTTCGCATAGACCGGCAGTGATTTTTTCTGCCGAGACTCTGCACCTGTTTTAAGTTGCTGACGCCATTCAAGCCAGAGTTCGTCAATATGCCGTGCGGTAGCAATCAGGTCGGAAATGAACTCGCCCTGACCAGTCGTCTCACACCATGCCCTGATGTCTTCTTCACTCAGGTTCTGCTTGCCGTGCTCGATCTTCGAGACTTTTGATTCGTGCCAGCCCAATACAGCGGCAAATGCCCGGCCGCTGGTGTATCCGGCATCTCTCCGGAAATTGCGCAGCCGGGCACCTAGTGCCGCGCGTGATTCTTGTGCTCGGTTACTCACTGATGGGTCAGGGCTTGTACTCGCGGTGAGGCACGGCGGCGGCCCACAGCAGGTCTCGGACACGTACGCACTCCGCGACGACTTCGGGGTCCTCGACCAGCTCGGAGCCCAGAGGCCGCCCGGTCTCACCGAAGTGGCCTACGGCCAAGACCCGATCGTCGAACAGCCACCAGTCGCGACCGCCCACGGGGAGGAGTAGGTCCGCGGGAAGGTTCCGCCGCGGCAGCCAGCGGATATCCTCGCCGGCATCCAGATTGACTGGCGTGGTCTCATGCTCCCACTGGATGTATGGAGTGTGCGGTTCCGTCACCACACGGACGCGCCGGACGGCCTTTCCCGAGCCAGTGACTCGCTTGATCATGCTCGTCCACGATTCCATGTAGGAGTTGTCGACCACACCGCGCAGCCAGTCAGCGAAGTGGCGATCCTCCTCCGGGACGGAGTAGGCGTCCCTCAGCTCCAAATGGAAAGCGTCCTGCGCGAAGCTCTCAAAGAGCTGGTTGCGCTCGGCGCTGGAGATCAGCTTCACGCGGTTCCTCCAGTAGGGCTTTGATCGCGGCCTTGGGGACCTCGACCACGGTCTCGTAGTCCGGAATATCCATCTCCGCGAGGGCCTCGGCGTCGGTCACCTCCTGGCCCTGGACGACGAACGTACCGCTTGGGGTGAGGATCATGATCGGGTCCTCGATGCGCCTGATCTCTCCAGCCGGAAGGTCATCCTTGGTCAGGTGCTCAAACAGCTCGGTCGGGACCTCCACGGCCGTGTAGCCGGCGGGAATGTCCAACTGCATCAGCAGGTCGTTGGCGTAGAGCCTCCAGCCTTGCACGAGGTAGGTATCCCGGTCGGTTGCGTAAAGGGTGGGGCACTCCCCGACGTTGGAGTTCTTACCAAGGAACCGTAGCTTCAT